GGTACTCATAGTGTTTTTGGACGTCATATTCGCTTTGATTTGCGTAGGGGTTTTCCCGCAATCACTACTAAGAAACTTGCTTGGAAGGCGTGTGTGGGTGAATTACTTTGGTTTATTGAAGGCTCAAGTGATGAACGTAGACTGGCGGAAATTACTCACGGTACAAAAGACGGTACAGTAACAATATGGACACCAAATGCGTTATCACCTTATTGGAAACCTAAAGCAAGATTTGAAGGTGATCTAGGTCGTGTATACGGAGTTCAATGGAGAGATTGGATAACACATACACCTGAGGGCGAGCCTGATATTGATGATGATTATGGTAAAACATATTTTAATCCGGTGTATAAACACATTGACCAATTGGCAAATCTCATTAAAGGATTAACTGAAGATCCTAATGGGCGCAGGCATATTTTAAGTGCTTGGAATGTGAGCGAGTTAGACCAAATGGCATTGCCACCTTGTCACGTTATGAGTCAATTCTATGTTAATAAAAATAAAGAACTATCTTGCCATATGTATCAGCGTAGTGTTGATGTTTTTTTGGGTTTACCTTTTAACATTGCTTCTTATGCACTACTTACACATCTATTGGCACATCACTGTGGTTTAAAAGTAGGTGAACTTGTTATCAGTACAGGTGATACACATATCTATAAAAACCATATTGAACAAGTCAAAGAACAATTAACACGTGAACCTTATCCATTACCTACATTAATGTTAAACACTCAAAAAAATAATATTTTTGAAATGACAATGCAAGACATTCACTTGGAGAACTATCAAAGTCATGGCCCTATCAAAGCAACAATGGCAGTCTGAAGACGAATTTACTAGACCAAAATATCAGGTACACGTATCTGATATTGGTGAAGAGTCAGTATCTATCACCCATGTAGTTCAAACTATTAAAATGGGTGATGTTGAAGATCCTGATTTAATGGTTGCACAACCTATTTGGGAATGGCAACAAACAGATGCGGGTAAATGGATAATGGAAAATTCTAATCCTGCTCCCAGCTGGCATCGTAGCCATGATATATATAATTATGGTCACATATATCAGATTAGAGCATATCTAATGCACAAACAATTAACATATTATAAGTTGAAATTTGAATGAAAATATTAGTAACAGGCGGTCTCGGCCTTATCGGACACAATGTAGTTAGTAGATTAGAATTATTGGGACATGATATTGTCATTACTGATATTCGTACTACGTATGGAATCATCCCGCAAGATGAAATTGATTATCTAATGAGTGAACGTCTTAAGAAAATTAAGACAGAACAGATATACAAAATTGATATTAGCAATAGTGATAGTATCGACTGGTTGATAGAAAAACACCAGCCCTCAATTATTATTCACATGGCTAGTTTCCCTCGTCAGAAAGTTGTTAATGCTAACCCAGCATTAGGTGCAAAAACGATGATGGAAGGGTTAATGAATCTATGTGAATCAGCTAAGAAACATAAAGTATCTAAATTCTTGTACATCAGTAGTTCAATGGTATATGGTGATTTCACTGATGACGTTGTAGAAGATTACAACTGCAAACCACAAGGGCAGTATGGTATTATGAAACTATCCGGTGAACATATTGTCAAAGACTATAGCCGTCGTAATTGTTTTGATTATACTATCATTCGTCCTAGCGCGGTATATGGCCCATTAGACGTTGAGGATCGTGTTATTGCAAAGTTTATGTTAACTGCTATGCGTGGCGGAATGTTAAATGTTAATGGTGCAAATGAAACACTAGACTTTACTTATGTTGATGATGCCGCAGATGGTATTGTTGCAGCCGCACTAAGTGAAAACACTAATAATAAAACATATAATATTACAAAGAGCCATAGTCGTAGTTTGTTAGATGCCGCAAATCTAGCAGTTAAGATTGCCGGTAAAGGTACGATTGAAGTCAAAGATAAAGATGCAGACTTCCCAAGTCGAGGCGCATTGAACATTGATGCGGCACGTAGAGACTTTGGTTACGATCCTAAGGTAGATGTAGAAGAAGGCTTTGAAAGATATTATGGTTGGCTTAGTAGTTCCCCATTTTGGTCTAGCAAGACAGTATAAGAACATCGGTGAAGAGTTGCTTGATGCAACTCACCGAGCCCTGAAAGACGGACAACTTGTGGGTGGTCATTATACCCGTTCGTTTGAAGAATGGCTAAAACATCGTACTAAAACAAAATATGCTATAACTGTACATAGTGGTACACAAGCACTTGAGATTATTGCACGTTACAAGAAAAAGAAACATTTTGAAACATTTAAAAATAATCCTAAAATTAATATACCTAATTTAACTTATCCAGCAACTTTGAATTCATTGTTGACTGCAGGATGGGATGTAGAATTAGTTGATACAGATAAGAATGGTATCATTGAGTTAGAGAATAGTTTAAAGGGATATACTTGTGTTATGGGCTATGCTGGTCGTAAGCCCTGGCCTATTGCGGGTTATGCTAGTGCGAACGCTGTTATCGTAGATGGAGCACAACATTGGTTAGTTTGTGATGGTGATGTTGGTAGTGGTATGTCTATTAGTTTTGACCCCACAAAAAATCTACCAAGTTCAGGTAATGGCGGTGCTATTGTAACTAATGATGAACAACTATATTTGTTTGCCTCAACTTATAGGGATAATAATAAACCTGCGTTCCATGATGTAGGAACTAACAGTAAAATGAGTGAACAAGACTGTGCTCAAATTCTTGTTAGAGCAAAGTATATAGATGAGTGGCAAAAACGTAGAAGTGAGATAGCAAAATACTGGTGTGATAGTTTTAGGGAACTACCATTGAATTGTTTAAGTGATACAGTGGATCCACATGCACATCAGAAATTTGTAATGTATTTACCTGATCGTAATAGTTTACATACACATTTGTTACTTGATGGTATTGATAGTAAAGTGCATTATGAATACGTTTTGGGTGACCTTCCTACAGCAAAAAACTTAAATAAACCTGACATGATAAGCACTAGTGTGATGCTATCTAGGGGTGTATTGAGTCTTCCCATGTATCCGGAATTGACTGACCAAGAAGTACAATATATTTCGGATAAAGTGCAGTTGTTTTTTGATAAATAACGATATGTGGATACTATCAATACTACCCGACGCCGCAATACATATAATCTTTGGATTAGGTATTTTGGGCACAATAGCAGGATTCGTCCTAGGATTTATTCCCCTTGTCAAGACCTATAAATTAGCAATACAAGTGATTAGCTTACTTGTATTAGTCTTTGGCGTTTATCTTGAGGGAGGACTAGCTGACTACAAAACGTGGGAACTTAGAGTTAAAGAGATGGAAGCTAAAATAGCACACTCTGAAACAAAGTCTAGCGAAAAGAACATAGAGATACAAGAAAAGATTGTAGAAAAGACTAAAGTAATCCGTGAAAAAGGTCGTGACATTATTCAGTATGTTGACAAAGAAATAGTCAAAAAAGAAGAAGTTATCAAATATATTGAAAACTGTCCAGTGCCCAAAGATGTAATTGACACACTTAACAAGGCAGCGGAAAAGGGAGATAAGAAATGAAATATCTCTTACTTCTTTTACTATTAGCAGGTTGTTCTACTACAGTCCCTGTAGTTCAAAAATTTCCCAACGCTACACCCGAACTAATGAAAAGTTGTGAAAATTTAAAAAAAGTTGAGGGAGACAAGGTAGCTATTACTGAAATGCTTAAAGTTATTGTGTATAATTATTCATTATATTATGAATGCTCAACCAAAGTAGATGGATGGCAAGACTGGTATAACGAACAAAAGAAGATATTTGAAAGCGTAAAATAATAGTATATTATGAAGTATATTGTATTAGCATGTATATTGCTTGTTGGATGTGCAACCAACAAAGATTTTGAGTTATATTTAGAAGCGCAAAAAGCCATAAGCCGTGATGCTACAATGAGCGAAGCCGCACGTATTTCAGTATTGATTGATATGACAAAAAGCGGAGACAATCAAGTTAAAATGGAAGCAATACGGGCACTACAAGAGATACAGCGCAGTAAAACCCCTATAGTTATTGAAGCCCCAAAGAAGAATTGGCTAGGCTTCTGATAAATACTATATAGGCTAGGATTTACAAATGACACAAGAAATTATCAATATTGGCGCAGTGCCTAATGACGGCGAAGGTGATCCGTTACGTACCGCGTTCACTAAGATTAATAACAACTTTACGCAATTATATAGTACTGGTACCTTTACTTATGATGCATACTCATTTGGAAATACAGCCGGACAAATTATATTCGAAACTCCCGCTAACTTGTTTACACAAGGAACCTTTCAAGTTAATTCAAATAATCCAGATACTGATGATAGTCAGAATATTATACTAAATGTAGCTATTTCAAATGATGTAGCTAATGTTAAGTGGAACGGACATGGAACATTATTTTTTAATGATCCGGTCACCACATATGATATAGATTTAGTTGGTGGCAATGTTCGTATATTAGTAAATCCGTTAGTAGATGCTAACGTATATCATTTTATTGCCGCACAAATTACATTTAACAATAATATACCTGGTATGTCATTAGCACTTGAAGGATTATCAGGTGATGTATTAGGTACAGAAAATATAATTCCTATAACAACAGAACAACCGGCATGAGAGCAAAAGAATTTATTACTGAACAAAGATTGGATCAAGTTCACGATGGATTAGATATAGCAGCCATGGCTCTTCCTAACACATATGTTATTCCGGAATTAAAGAACAGTGACTTCTATGATTTATACCGTTTTGGTGTAGCAATTGCCGCAGTAAGAGGTGAAGGTGGCAATGATGATGTGCAAAATAGTTACAAGCCTGATTTTAGAGCAGAAAGTAGTTGGGGGGAACATCAAGTAGTATCCTCTGAGTTTGACAAAGACATTGGTAATACTATTGACCAAGCATTAAAAAAGGTTGGAAAATCCGGCAAGAAATTAGTAAGTACTC